AACTGATGAATTACTAGAAATAGACATATCTTTAATATAGGTTCCCAGGTGTATTTAGAATGCTTTGATTAGATACTTGCAAAGATGATACGGTTCAAGCACAGGTTTAGGATAATCAGGATCAATCACTGCTGTTGGTAAAATTGGATTCTTAGAATTTAATGTAAATTTAGCATCAAGTCCTGTTGCACCTGTTGTGTAAATGCTGCTCTCTCTACCTTCAACTGTATATGATAATTTATCTGCAGATTTTGGAATAGCACCGTCTGCAGGTACAAATACAAGTTCAGTTATTTCATTATATTCATAGATGAAATCACAAATACCATAGTGATCTGTATCACCAGAATTATCATTAGCAGATGAACCAGGATTTCTATCCTGCACAATTTTAAACCTCACATTTTCAGATTGTGCTGCTTCAGGTAATTCTATAGAATACCAATACCATTTAGTGTCTCCACTAGATCCATCATAACCAGTAGCAATTTCATTTGCAGTTGGAATAGGAACAATAACGCCTAAGAAATTAGTAGCACCATTATAATTATCAGAAAGATCTTTATTAAAATATAATTTTAATTCATCTCCACCATGTTCCGGATTTTCACCACCATTTGATCCATTACCACGAGCAACTTTGATTGTAAACCTACGGACATTTGTGCAATCGTGCTCTTTAAGTGTGATATATCTTTGATTAGCAGTACCACTAAGTTTAACATAATGTGTATATGCAGCAGGGACTACAGATGCTGCCAAGTCAACTCCAGTAACAGTTTTTGCATTTTGATCTACAGTTGCTGTTGCATATGCTTTTGTTCCTGCACCATGTTTGATACGAACTTCAGGAACTGCAGTATAGTTAGCTCCAGCAGAACCTAAAGTAATATCAGCAACAGCACCACCAGAAAGACTAACTGTTGCAGTAGCACCAGTTCCACCGCCACCACCAAGAATTTCTACTTCGGGGACTTGTGTTGTTGGTAGTTTAAATCCTCCGGCATTTCCTACCCCAGAACCAGATGTATAAATTTGTGATTTTGGATCAGCATCAATAATTAATTCACCGGCAACAACATCACTACTTCCACCCTCATATCCAACAACAACACCAAAATTAACTGCTGCAAATCCTGCACCAGGACCACTTACACCACTTGGTCTACTACCAGCACCACCAACAGTAATAGTTGCATTACCAGCTTCTCCTAATTGACTCTTATCAATTAAACTATAAAGATATCCACCTGATCCACCGCCGCCGCCGCCGTCAGTCCAATAACTATTATCAGATTCATATACCCATCTTACATAACCACTTTGAGTATTAGATGAACTTTGACTAACTAATTGGAATATGTTGGTTTTATAGGAAGTCATACCACGACCACCACCTTTACCACCACCGTGGGAAGCAGCACCACCACCTCCACCACCTTTACCGCCACCGTTAGCAGTGTATGAAGAAGTAGCGATACCGCCACCGCCGCCGCCGCCTCCACCACCATTACATGCTGCATTCTTACCATTAGCACCACCGCCAGCAAATAGATTAGAGGTAGTTGCTAATGGACTATCACTGTTCCATCCAGGGGTATTGTTACCTGAACCTGGGTATCCTTGTACATTCTGAGTTCCATCATATCCTCCACCGCCGCCACCGCCACCAGCGCCAGCTATTATAGATCCGGAAGATTTAATTAATGATCCACCGCCACCACCTGCGCCATTTTGCCCATTTCCGTTTCTGTTACCGCCAGTTCCTCCACTAGATCCGGAAGCACCACTGCCACCACTTTGACTATTTAAACCATTAGACCCAGTTTCATAAGTTCCTGAAAATCCTCCAGTGGGATTTGCTACAGCAATATGAAGTACCGAACCAGGACCACCACTTCCACCTATTTTTCCAGGTGCGCCATTACCACCAGGATTTGCTTTATGACCTCCACGGCCACCTGCAATATAGAACTCAATTTTTGTAAAATTAGCACCAGTAAGACTAATACTGCCACTACCAGATTTATTTCCACTATCACCACTAGGTCCAGATTGACTTACATATTTGTGAATACCATCCGTACCATAATTTGCTGCTGCTGCACCCGTGCTAATACCACCTTTACCAAATTGATTAGGATTATTAGGATAAGTAAATGCTGGAAATGGTCCACTATTGCCAGATGTACCAGCAGTACTTTTATTTTGTAGAGTAGATAGCGATGGACCTACAGTTCCTGAAATTACATTAGTTCCACCATTTCCACCAGTTGTACCAGAAGCACCCTTACCTCCGCCTGCTACGACTTTTAATGCAGAACCATCATCAATTTGGACTGTGGTATCTCCGCCATCTCCCCCAGCTGCAGATCCATCTGACCCACCACCGCCACCACCTGCAGCAATGATTAACATAGTTTCCCAAGTTGTAGGGATAGTTAAAGTCTGTGTATTACCAGTATAACTATTTACAGAGGTATATTCTACAATAGGAACTCCACCAGTAAATACAGTTCTTCCTCCAATAACAGAAACAGATGATAATGTTTTAAATACTGTTGAAGGAATATAAGTTAATAATTCATAAGTTCCTGCTCCTTCATCACCTGACGCCATATAATATTCATTATTTTCATATCCCCATTTTGTAGATCCAGTTCCTTCAGCACCTGCAGCATAATCAAAGATATCATATGTAGCAACAGTATTGGATGTGAGTGGACTTTTTAATAACGCATGTGAGTGCTCAAAAGGTATGCCGCCAACAGGAAAAAATTGCTGTAGACCTTTATTTGTATTATCATATGCAGCAAGATATCTGTCGCCAGAAAATCCAGGAAGTGCTGCGATATCCTGAGCAGCTTCTGTATGGTAAATGTAATGAGTGTGTTGTGGTACACCCTGAAGTCTTTTCTTAGTCATTGTAACATCAACGGTTTGTGTTCCAACAACTCTAGTAGAAACAGTATCAGTTACGTTATCGTATCCAACAGTAGTAATAGTTCCCAATGAAAAATATCCTTGCTGAGAATCTTTAGTAAATACCCAACTTCCACCAGTAAACTTTGCTCCAGCACCAAGAGTAATTAACCCAATAGTTGGTGATCCTGGTCCATATACATTACCATATCCAACAACTTTTCGTGCTTTTAAATCAGGAACTTTAAATGTTCCTAAATCAGATTCACCATAATAACTGAGAATATTTACTGTACTAATAGCAGTAATTTGTCCATTACTATTAAAGTTATACGTTAAATTTAATCCAGATCCACTACCAGAATTTTGTAAAGTAAATGATGGTGGATTTGCAGCATCATAACCAAAACCTAATTTAGTAGCAGTTACTGTAAATACTTTACCATTAGTTGCTACAACAATCGTTGCTTCTATTTTTTCTAAATTGCCTGGGTTACTTGCATTATATCCTGGTGGAGCATCAAACTCTATAGTCATAGATTGATCTGTTGGATATCCAGAACCTCTATTTTTTACTTTAATTCCGGGTCTAGACTCTCCACCATATTCATTTCCGATAATACCATATAAAAGAGGGAAGTCTGAAATATTATATTCAGATCCATCACAATATAAGTATCCAGGATATTGATATTCTGGATTCTCTTCAGTTTTCGCATCTCCAGATTGTACTGTATATGATGTATTAACGATATTTGGAATATACTCATTATCATAGACATTATCAATTGTTTTAAAAGAATTGATAATTGTTCCAATTTCCGTAGAATCACTCGCTTTATCGGAGTAATAAAGTTGCCTGGTATTTCTGTAATTAGGAGCTGAAGATGTCATTTTAAATTTTTATCAGATATTCTAATACGATAAATGGAGTTGCAACACTATCTACAGACGCAGAGTTATCTACCGACAAGTTTAATGTTGTAACTAGTGCATCAGGAGATAATTCTAACGGATCAGTAACTAATGCAAAATTATGATCACCTTTGTCAATATTTAACTTATGAAAGTGTTCTGTGGGATCACCATTCTGTTGATTTAATTCCTGAGATTCGGAAAAACTATTAAACAAAGAAGCGTAAACAAAGTTCTGCTGCGCTGATGCGCCTTGAGTATTTGTATTTAGAGGAACTGCATCAACTAAAGAGATATCTCTCCAGTCTTTTGGAGCAGTTCCAGTTGTATATGTTGCATTAACATCTTGAGCAGTAGTTATTTTATTATTCATATCATCTTGAACACAAACTCCTAAAATAATTGAACCCGAATCACTATATGGTTCTAAATTATTTAATTGATAATTATTACTACTAATTGGATAATTATTCCATTTATCAGTCAAAAGACAGATATATCTCCATTGATCTTCTAGTATGGCTCCGGAGTTAAAGCAACCATTACTATATGCTGTAGGATCTCCAAAAATTCCTCCAAGCGCAACACCATCAAAGGAACCAAAGTAAAATTCATATCCACGAGCATATGCATTAGATGCCATTGCTCTGCATGGTGGTTGATTATTACCTGGAAAATTAGATGCTCCATCCGCCATCGTAGCATCTAACCAATCATCAATTGGTATGGTAGTTGCATTAAAGAATGATACTTGCCCAATGGCTTTAGCAGGTAATGCCGTTGTTGGTGCAGATGAATCAACTTCATTTGTGGATTTAATTCTAGTTCTAACACCATTAAAAAAGTGCATATGTCCATGCATAGCAACTTCACTAACAGTTTCAGGATCCGTTCTTCTTCCAAATTGAGTTCCAATAGTCCACGATGGTCTACCTCTCATTTCAATTGTTTGAGATGAAACAACAAAAGTTCCAGAATATGTTAAATTGATTGATAATCCAAGAGTTGATGTTGCTTCAATTCCTATACCAGAGCGATTAGTTTCGTTACCAGCTTGTGTTACTACACGAACTGATCTATATGAACCAGTATCTGCTCCACTAGTTGGTTTGGGATATTTAGATCCTAAATCGGGAACAACAAATTGTTCATCAGCTATTACTTGGAGATTATCACCATTTAAATCTCTTCTAATAAATTTACCTGTTGATCCAGATCCACATATAGCGGCTAATTGAGGATAATCTGCAACATTATATGCAGTTCCATCACATCTTAAATAACCAGAGGGTAAATCTCTCTTGTTTGAAGAACTATTAATATCCGGACTTATCTCAACAGGCCAAATAATTATTTGACCTGTTAAATTTCCATATTTAGATCTTTCTTTTGAGTAAGCTACTGTCATTAGAATGCTTTAATAAGAAAAATTATATTAATTGACGGTTGATCTGTATCAACTACTATATTTAGAGCGTCATCAAGATTATCTGGTGCAACAGATCCAATACTTATTTCATCTACATTATATGTAAATGGAGCATTTAATGATCCCCTTGACATTTGAATATCAAATGTACCATGATTATGCGAAAGAAATGCTGCCTGATTAGGATCATTATTTCCAAAATTACTCATAGAAGTTGGCCATGTTCCTTCCCTAAAGAATATAGGACTAGAGGCTGCTCCTATTGCAGGCAGAGATATAGTGACAGTATATACATAATCAGCGTCTGTTGTTCCTGCGGTTCTTTCAATAGAAGTAACATATGTTCCTTTTGCAAATGCAGGACCATCAAGCATTTGCCATGGGTGAATCTTATCATACTGATACCAGACCTTTACATTTGGTGCTGTTCCAGATGTATGTGTTGTTTTAATATCAGTTCCTGCAGGTAACTCAAATTCAGTAACTGATGGAGCAACAGTTACTGGATCTACGGTAAAAACAACTGCAGGGTTTTCTGGGTTATCTACAATCTCTTCATAGATACCACTGCCATGTCCATAAAAATTTCTTCTATTTCCAAAGACTGTTGGTTTTGGAAACAATCCAGTCCATGCCATATTAGAATGAGTTTTTAGTGGTTCATATGGAAATTGATCTGTATATAGTGATCCAGCAAAATTAACATCCTGACTAATTGCTTGAGGACTATTTCTTGTAGCAGTACCATCATGCCAATCAGGAGCAGGAACTTCAGACCAATAATCTTTTCCAGCATCACTCACAAAATTATGAAATCTATCCATGGTTGGAAGAGTTTGTTCATATGATTCACTACCATAATATGCCATTAAGGTTTTACCAAATTGCCAGTCAGGTGCCGATTGTATATTAGGTAAAATATCACACTGGTTGTTTTTAGACGAAATTATACTACATGCTTGATGCTGGTTATTTCCACTAACTTCTACTTGAGACGATGTAAATACTTGAGGTCCGAAAAAACTAGATTGAGCAGATTCAACACTTCCTGGGTGATTATGGGAAGGAGTATGATTAATACCCAGTTTTCTATTCAAAGTAGTAATAGATGTTTGGAATGTTGGGTCAGTTATCTGCATTTCAGTATACTTACCCGTCAATGAAACCCCAGGTTCAAGTACAAAATCAATATCAGCAGCAGCAGAATATCCTGTTGGAATAACTGCCGTTGTACCAAATCCAACGATTAGATTAGAAATTTTATCACCAACACTATTATATTGAATATTTAATATATCACCTCCTCCTGCTTGATATTTTTCATCATTTAAGTATTCTGGTTCCAAATCCATCATACATCTATTTGTTATATTTGGAAGAGTGAATGTATCACTAAGTTCATAATTAGGAAATTCACCTATAAAATTACCTCCATAAGTTGTACCCAAATGAGATGCCAATAATGGATAATCATTAGCAGAAACTTCTCTCCCATTACTAATTATCCATCCTCTAGGGATGTTATCAACAGAAAATCCTTCAAATCCATTTCCGCTCCATGGCAAAATAGTGCCAATACGAGCGGTTTTCATTGTCTTAATTGAATTGTAGTATTGTGCCATGTCTTATCAGAGTTCTGTTAACCACCAACCACGTAGGTTAGCAGGAATTGATGATGCGTTAGGATCTCCAGCTGCATCTGAAACACCGACATATACAAGACCAAACGATGCATTTCTCGTTTGTACAATCAATTCGCCGCTATCCCACGCTGATGCTAGAGTACCACTACCTGCCTCAATCTTACTTCCAGTTATATCTCCCTGTAATGCAACCGCTTGGTTATTAACTTTAAGTGCTCTCAATACAAGGTTTGTATTATATGTAAGGTTTCCACTAACTTCAACGAATCTAATCATGTCGCCAGTTTCAGCATAATCTGGTAAGTAAAGAACCATATTGGTTCCTGCAGGATTATTTAAGAGGTAATTATTATTAGGTTGTAATGGTGCTGCCTGAGTTTGACCAACCCCAGTTAAGGATTGCTCAACATAAGTATATCTACGACCACCATTTCTGGTGAAGTAACGACTAATTCCAAAAGCATCAATTGAACAATCTTGATAGATCTTAAAGTCTCTTGGACCTTCAGTTCCATTTACTCCGGCACCACCGAGGTTATCAATATGTAAAATTGCAGTTCCAGAATCTCCAGCATCAGTTGGAACTACTTTACCTTTAATGTAAAGTTGTTCACCCATCTCAAGATTACCAGTGAGATGACTTGCTCGGAAAGTAACTTCAGTAGTACAAATACCAGTGGATTCACAATCTTTAGCACGAAGTTGTAAAATGCCATCAAATGTTGCTTGACCATCTAGATATAGACCACCAAATCCAGTTTTAGGATCAAGAACTGAACCATCATTAGGGTGATCATCATCATTAGCAATGGACATGACGAGAGTTTCTTTATCAGAACCATACATTCTGAATTCACCACTGTAAATTTCTACAGCATCATTAATAGTTGTAGTTCCTCCACCAAAGTATGCAGTAAAGTCTCCTGTTGTTGCTTGTGCAGTAGTCTGAGTTGACTTGGCAAGACGAACTCCATAAGAAGAAGGTTGACTATCAATACTATCTGCCCAGAACCATTCTTGATCTGTATTTTTACGATTGGTATCTAGAGTATTACCAGATACAATTCTAAAGAAATGATCTGTATCCAATTTATTAGCAATTAATCTAGAATCAACTAACTTAACTCTAATTTTATCTGCATTAAGATTAGGAGATTCAACTGCTGTTCTACTTGCAGCAACAGCAATATCTTCATCAAGTGTTGTTGTAAATGTGTACTTAGCAAGTTTTACGACAACAGCACCAGCAGTCCAGTTCTGTTTACCAGATCCTTCAGCACCTCTACCTCCGATTGGATAAGTTGATGCAGGATATTCTGCATTGTAGATAGTTGGTAGATATGCTTGTGTTCCACTAATATATGGATCATCCGTGACTAAAATTATTTCACCTTGTGTTGATCCACTATAAATGAGGACCAAATCACCTTTAGAGAATCCAATTAAATCATCAATAGGAATATTCCAATCATCTGTAGTAAATCCAACTGAAACAGTTGAAATTGGACCATCTTGTGCATTAAGAGTTTCTTTTCTAAATCTGTATGAATGTACTACCGAAGTTTTGGTATGTGCAATACCAGTTGATCCCCAATATTGACCGACGCCAAATGTAGTTCCTCTTACACTTCCAACAGTCATGTCACCATTACACATGTTGACATCCCATACAGGACCAGAAGTATTGCTGATAGTAAGATGATTATCTAAAGAAGGATCCGGACTTGGATATGCTCCAGTACTATCTCCACAAACTCCATTTAAACTAAGAGTTCCGTTAATAGTGGTTTCATTAGAATCAATGAATACATCACCAGTTACAGAATTAATTTCAAATACTGTTGATTCTGAAGAAGTATCGCATCCATTCTTAACTCTAAATGATTTGGCAACTTGATCAAGTAAGGTCTTAACTTTAAATATTTCACCTGTATCATCAACACCATCACCAGAAGGAGTGCCATCATCGCGAGAAATAATAACATAGTCTCCAATACTGATGTCTCCACCAAATTGTGCTAGGTAAATATTTTCTTCAGTTCCAGAGTTGTCAAGATTGGTGGTAATCCAAGTAGATTCAAACTGAACAGTACATTTGTAGATTGCAGCAGTATCGTTATGATCAGATCTAATTTCAGTAAATGTTCCAAATGGAAGTCTCTCAACTATAAGATAATATGGAGCAACGTTGATTCTTGGTAAAGAAACGATTTTAACAAATTCGGGATGTTTATTACCTGTAATAGCAGTATCAACTAGAAGAATATCATTCTCGGTAAAATACTGAGCACCTGCAGCATCAACTGGTTTATTCTTAATTGGTAAGTAATACTGATTACCACTCAATGCAGAAAGAACTTGAGGTTCAACACTTGGAGTACCACCAATTGTAGTAATTTCATTCTGGAATACTGTACCACCCCAATCACCACTACCAGAAGTATCTACAGCATTGTATCTCGCATCGGATACAGCAACTCTAGCGACTGTAATAAGATCAACATTAGACTTGAATAGATTATTTCCGAGAATACCGCTGGTATGAGTAATCTTACTAGAACCAATTTGTCCTCTATCTGCTGTGAAAGAGTAAGATGCAAATCCACCACACAGTGTCATATCAGAATTAAATCTAGCAGTAGAATCAACAATTAAATTGTTTCTAATTTTAGTACTTCCACCCTGACCACCGACTGTAATATCAGAAGCATTAGTTGCAAAATCAAGTTTTGACGTGCTAGAATTACCAGCGAAAAATTCTACAGTGCCTGCAGTAGAAGAAAGTTTAACCGTATCATTAAGACCTCTTCTTGTACCTAGTTGAATATCACCAGAAACTTTAAGAGCCTTTGTGTCAATTTGAGTAAACGATAAAGATTCGTTGTTGTTATAAGCACCACCGATAGTAATCTTAGAAATATTGCTATTAAGATCTGGTGTATTACCAATCCAAATGTTGCTATGCAGAGATTTATTACCAACATAAACAAATTGATCTTGTGTTGTGGTGTTGAGTAAATTTAAAGTTTCTGCAAAATTACCAACGTTAAGTGTGCCAGTAAAATTAACATCAGTTACAAGATTAAAAGTTCCCGATGTCTGGGAAGTTCTAATCTCAGCAGTTGTACCGTCGTTGCCATTGACTTCAATGTCATGCTCAAAACGAGCATCATCAGTAAATCTAGATGTACCATCAACAACCAGTGCTCTGTCTAGTTCAGCATTAGTTACATTAATACCAACACGACCATTATTTGTAGTTGCAACTCTAAGTGTTGCTTCATTTGCTGGTGTTGCACTGTCGCCACCAACTAGAAGTGCATAATCAGAAGTTGTTTCAGTTCTATTAGCAAATGCAGGATGACTTAGATAATCAGAAATTATCTTACCACTGATGAATGCATTACCAACAACATCAAGGTTTGCACGAGGAGCAGTATCAACATCAACAAATGCAGTCATATATGCATCATGTGCAGATCTTGCGACTGTGTTAATACCAAGTTTGTATTGACCAATGTCATTGGTATCAGTTCTAATTGTTTCAGAACCAATAACTCCAAATTCTTTCCAAGAAGAATTAGAGAACTCTAATCTTACACCATTTCCAAGTGCTACCTCAGTAGACCAAAGTCTTGGATTGTCATTTGCAACGTTAGCCCTATTTTCAATAATAGCAATTTGACAAGTATTAGCACTGGCAGTAAATCCATTACCAATAATTTGCCAAAGACCATTAAATCCAGGGTCACTATAGTTAGAAATTCTAATCTGGGATCCGCTAGTAACACCAACTTGATCATTAGATAAGTTGTTACCCCAAGTAATGGTAATAACAGTGCTTCCATTCATCTGGAAGTTAAGGATATTTGCAGTAGTAACTGTTTCAAAGAAGTTTGCGTAAATCCATCCAAGAGACCCAGTACCACCAACTTCAGATCCTTTGAGAAGAATATCTCCAGATAATGGAACTTCAGACCCATACAATACATTTTGGGTAGTATTAATTGCAGTTCCAAGACCTGTGCTATACACAGGACTTTGATTAGGTGTAATATTTGACCCAATGCTTCCAACTACATGATTTTGAATTTTATAACCTTGTGCGGCACCATTTGAACCACGTGGATTAAACTGGAATACAGAAGCAGCAACTCGGTTTCTTGCAATTACAATGTCACCATTTGTATCTTGATTAAGGAACTGATTAGTCTTATCAAGTGTTGCGTCATCGCCATCACTAGGTGATACATTAGAAACTACAGTAAATGCATAATCTCTAACTCTACCCAGAACATTAATAGTAACAGGAGAGTTAAATGTACTCATACGATCTTGAGCATCACCACCATTAACAGTGATGTACTCATTGAATGTTACAGGAGTATCAAAAGTAGTAACAAGACTACCGATATCTTCAGTGTCATCTTCAGAATCAACTAATGCAGCAGATTCTAAGAATACTTCTTCACCAGTAATAGCATCAATCTTACGGTTACCAATGTATAGGTCACCGTTAGAGTTTAGACCAGTGTAGAATACTAAACCACCATTTTGCTTCTTAGACTGTGCATAGAAGTCTTGGGTTGGTGTTAGGACGATCTCCTGACGGGCAGGAAGACCTGTTGAATAGTTACCAGGACCGAATCCAAGGTACTCAAAGGTATGGTTACCTGCACGAGCAATAGAGGGTCTTCTAAGTTCAACATATAGTCTCTGATCAGACATTACAGTGCTGTCACCAGCAATAGGAATGCGACGATCTTCAGATCCAGATGCAGCATTACCCTTCTGCGCTCTCAATCTATTGTCAATATTAGAATTAACTTGAGTATAAGTATTCTGCAACAGTGCTTGCTGAGTCGTAAAGTCAAGCATTGCTTCACGAGTCATTGAACCCTTGAAGTCATTAACTCTAACAAGACCGTGAGTATAGTTGTCTGCAGCAGAGTATGTTGCAGGAACATCAATTTGGGTGTTATCTAACTGTTTAAACCAAAGAGGATCATTCTTATAGTTCAGTGGATACAGTTTGCTGATTGGTTGAGAGAACTTAAAGTTACGGAAGTTACCTTGGTTACCAGCACCAGTTGGGAATGGGGAGATATTACCACGAACAGCAGTTAGATAGTAAATACCATCTTGCTGACCGTAAATACGGCGTTGAACCTCTTCAACATCAAAGATGTAGAAAGTATCATCAAGTTCCCCAGTATCAGTTACAGACTCTACGTAGAACTGAACGTTTGCATCGTCAGTAATGATATCACCAGGAGTGATAGTATAAACTTTGGATCCAAGTTGTCTGTAGTAATATTCTGGATAGTTCTTACGAATAAGATCCTTAATGTATAGTGACTTACCGAAGTCTTCATCAGTCAGTAGGTCAGCAAATACTGCACCTTGAGCAAATCGGATATTTTCAAAGACTGAGTAGTCAATCTTACCAGAAATACCTTTAAAGATCAAATACCAGTCACTTGTATTTGGAACATTGAGTGCTGCATGTATAAATGCATAACCTGAAGAATTACCATACCAATCAACTCTGTTTGTAGAATTTGATTGAGTTTTGTTGGCAACAAAAGAACCCCCCTGAGGTGCAGTAACCTTAACTGTGGTAAACGTTTCATTCAACAATCCAACGTTTGTAATACCTAGGTCAAATACCGTTACTTCTAATAGTTCGTCACCACTTTGTACATCATTAAAGTATCTACCAGACTGAATAGTCATGGAGACATAGTTAGAAGTCTCAATAGTCTTAGCGTACTGAGTTGTGCCTACAACGTCTCTCTTAAATGGATCATATGCAGCCTCTTCATTTAGATTATTACTAAGGAAATCTGCTTTAGTGAATCCAATAACTTCATTTGCTTGTACTGGGTTGAAGAACCTTGCTTTTGTTACAGAACCAGATACTGGTTTAAGTACAAGTTTTTGTGGCAGAAGTTTTCTAGTTTCATCCTTACGAACTTTAATGGTGAATCCATTAATAGGATCACGAACCGCTTGTAAGTACTCAGGAATAACATAACGAAGACGATAGATACGATCATCTTTATCTCTTTCATCCTTGATTCTTTCAAACCAAGCATCGTTAGTCTTATCTTGACCAGAGATATCACTATAAGTATTCTCATGCAATCTAGTTAAGATGCTTTCATTATACCTAGGATCATTAACATTAGAAGAATGATCCTCAACCTGCATATACCACTTACCATAAATTGCTGGTGTAGTATTTGGATTTAAATATGAAGGATCATATTTTACAGGTGATTCACGCTTATTCGCAAACGTTGAGAAGTCGTAAGAACCTGTCTGGAATGTGATTGCATTAATATCAGCAATTGCATCCGCCTTTGTTGCGTGAATAGTGAAAGATTTTTCAGTTTGATATCTTGCCCAGAAGAATTTGTCTCCACGTATTCTACCATTATTAGCAATAGAAGGATCTCCTGCATAATTTGAACCTACAAGAGGAACACTTCCACCCTCATTTGCTCTGAAGAATACCTGATGACCAGAAATATCTGCAAAAGGAACATCAAAGATGTGTGGTACATCAGTACGAATACTAGAGTTAGTATTTGCCTCTAGGATACAAGAGTATTGATGCAAATCATAATTATCATCTAATACAAATTGATACACATCAATTTCAATATCAGGATCAATAGACTCTACTTCAGCAGAGTGAATATAGATACCTGCTGCAGCATTTTCTTTGCTGTTTGCAAGCATAATTTTTGTTTGATCTGTTCCGTTAAAGACTGAAGTTCCTTCATAAGGTTCAGGTTTTGTCTTTCTTGCAGGAGCAATTACATAATACTCTTCGTTGGTTTCAAAACCATTTGGAAGTCTAATCTTTCTCTTATCAACATCAACATAAGAGTTGGTTACGCTATCATAACGAGGACGTGGAACCAATCTGATTGGTGTACCAGTTTCTAGATTATGTGGGTTAGCACCAGAACCTGTTCTAAGAGTCCAAGTTGTTGCTCTAGAAGCAAGTTGTGTGGTAAGTTGTGAAGGTTCTGTTCTAGGAACAGTATTCAGACCAGTCTGAATAATTGTTGAGATATTAGTAAAGAACTGACGAATAGTAGAAGCTTGATCAGCACACTCTGGATAAGAAGTATGTTGAGTAATAGTATCGTCAACAGTTGGGGAGAACTCAGATGTATATACACCTGAAGTTAAAGTGAAGTATAGGTAAGAGTTTGTGGTGGTTGCGTTTGCATTTACCGATGGACCAAATGCAAGTCCGAGTGGAGACTCAACTCTATCAACTGACTGTAAGTATCCAGGATTTGCAATTGTATTATTAACAATCTGGAACAGAGTAGTAACAGCAGATGCTACATTCTGACAAGATCCGTTAGATACAGTTCTAAGAATAGATGAAAGTGATGTTGGCGTTAATACTGCATTCTGAACAATAGTAAAGAGTGTAGTAATAGTCGTTCTAGCATCCTCACATGATCCAACGGACAGAGTTCTTGCAACATTAGCAAGAGAAGATGGTGTGTTGATAGCAACAGTAACTAGATCAGTGAACGTTGTCAGAGCTGATTTAACATCATTACATGAGGCATTAGATAAAGTACGTGTAATGCCATATAGTAAATTACCAGAGGTAATGGTATTAGTAAGAACTTGAATCAACGTGGTGATCGTAGCTGCTTGCGAAGCACAAAGAGGTGTTCCATCAGCAGTAATCGTCAAGTCTTTAGATTGAGTTAATGTTGTATGACCACCAATGGTTACATTTTCGTTTCTCATGACCTCAATCATAAGAGCACGTGCTTCAGTAAACGCGAAGATTGTTTCGTTTACAGATCCTGAAGCATGTCCCCCAGTAGCATAGAAGTTAGCAGCATCCCATACTCTGTCATTACCACCATATGCTAAGTTATGGGAAACAACATCTACAACGTCCTTAATGTCATCAAGACAATCATCAGTTGTATATCCAGTAGGAGATGTATATGTTGGGAAGTTTGCCAACATTCTACCCAAAGCAATCTCAGAAATAAAGTCTTTGTTTGCTAGGATTAAGTTTCTTGCATCTGCAGACTTATTATCTACAGGTGTAGGAGCATCAACTGTAATAGTTGTGTCTTTTGTCTGAGTTAAACCATGTCCACCGACAAGGAGCATGGTTTCATTTCTCATTGCTTGGACCATTAGGTCTCTAGCATACTCAAACGCTTGAGTGGTTTGTAGTTCTTCACCTGCAACATGCTGCCCTACAACGTATAGGTTTGCCATGTCCCAGACTCTATCATTTCCACCAAATGCTAAGTTATAGGAAACTTCATTGACAAAATCTAGAATATCATCAATACAATCCTGTGGACCGTATCCAGTTGGATGAACATATCCAGGATTTTCCGCCATCATTCTTTCATATGCTTCAGCAGCAATCAATGCCTTATTAGAAATGATTAGATTGCGAGCATCACCATTACGATCAATTACTGGATCTGGTGTATTATATGTAATTGATGTATCATAGGTTTGAGTTAAACCATGCGATCCAATAGAGAGAACTTTTTGGTTTCTCATTGCTTGAGCAGCCATCTCTTTTGCTTGCTCAAATGCATAATTTGTCTCTGCTTCTTCACCTACTACATGAGCACCTTTAACATATGAATAAGCAGCATCCCAAGTTTTATCATTACCACCATATGCTAAGTTATCAGCAACTGCTTCTAGCAGATCTCTAACATCATCAACACAATCGGCAGAAGTATAACCAGAACCATATGTATGGGCAGGATATACATTCATCATTCTTGCTACTGCTTCTTCAGCAATAAGTTCTTTGTTAGCAAGAATTAGATTACGAGCATCGCCATAACGATCTTTTACTAGTTCAGGAGCAGCATAAGTGATAGTAGTGTCTTTTTGTTGTGCTAAACCATGAGCTCCAAAGATGAACACATCTTCATTACGCATGACCTGGATGCACATATCTCTAGCATATGTGAATGCTTTGATAGTCTCATCTTCTTCGCCAGCAACATGAGCGCCGGTTTCATATAAGTATGCTGCATCATAGGTAACAGCATTACCACCAAAAGCAGTATTTTCTGCAACTGCTTCAATTACATCAACAATATCATCCTTACAATCTTGTGGATCACCCGTAGGAGTAACAAATCCAGGGAAGTCAAGGACCATACGATCATATGCTTCAGCAGCAATGAATGCTTTATTGAGAAGGATTAAATCTTTCGCATCTCCATAACGATCAGATACCAGTTTCTTCTCACTGTATACTGCTTTTTGACCCAACTCAATTGTAGTTGCATCAATAACACGCTTAACATAGGTGTTATCTGGGATGGCAGGAGCATTAGGACGTGAAGCTCCGGCATTCAACTTACCATCAGTAAACTCAGAAGGATCGTAATCTGTAACGATCATACCCTGAGAAATACCAGAAGTATCACCAATGGTTACAATAGAAGATGCTGCTGTAGTAGAGGCACCTTGACGCAGATATGCAAAATTACGCATTGCTGCAATTGCTAAATCTCTCGCGTAATTATATCCCTCTAAAGTTTCTGATAGTTCTCCAGTGATATAAGAAAGATTATTTCCAACATAATAAGATTCTGCTGCCTGAATGGTATTAATATTGCCACCAAGACGAAGATCTTGTACTGTAGCATCAATCAGATATCCAATATCACGACGGCACTTTTCAATAGTAATACCAGATTTAACTACAAGATTTGGATACTTTCCGGTGATATATCCATAAGCTTCAGCAGCAATGAAGTTCTTATTTTCTTCAATCCTATCTGCTGCATCAAGATCTTTATTATTAAGTACAAGACTACTAGGATTGAGAATAGATGCAGTTGCAGTAAATTTCTTGAATCCATTTGGTGATAGAGTAGCATCAAAGATGTTACTAGAACCAGCACTTCTTGGGGTTAGTTTTACATATAGTTTTTCATCACTTCTTGCACCAATTCGGAATCCATCAATTGATGCTGCAGGTCTCTTGGCAGGATCATATGCTTCATCATCACCAAAGAAAATTCTACTGTGATTATTAGGATCATTAGATGCTTTTACATCAATAGTGTAGTAAGCATTCTTCTTGGTATTTCCTTGTGTTTCAGGGATAGTTTTTGGAGGAACAATATCCGTGATGTAACCACCCTTATCTTGGTTAAAGGCAAATCCTTTAAAACCAATCGCATGAAGTGATGTGTTACCGAAGTTAGAGTTAGAGTTGGTGATAGACATATCACCACCACTTTCCATTAGGAAGTGATCAGCAAAACCAACAGCAAAGATAGAAACGTTCTGAATGAATGCGTCATCTGATGCACGAACGTGGAAGTTTCTCCAGTCATCCTTCCAATATGCGTCACCTTTTGTATGATATGGAACAGTAGCAAATGCATCAGTTAATGATGCCTGATTAAACGTGTTAGAATACTCATCATAACGAATGAATGCTCTGTCATCTTTCTGCAACGAAACGCCCGTATACTGAGCGATAACCATGGATTTAAATCCAGTTGCTTTCAGTCCATTTGCCCAGATTCCGCAAATACCCCAGGTAGAGCGAATAGAGCAGTTAAAGACATACGGAGACGCGGATTCAACGGAATCAACTTCCGCCTTGACTACCGCATTTGCACTCAATCCACTTTGAGCTGTATATACTGTTCCGCTAACTAAACTTACACTGGTTCCAAGAGCTGCAACAGTCCCAGGAATTTTATAAGTAAACTTTCTGCCATCTACTAGATCAATATTTTCTACAGGGAAAGTGCCGTTTAATTGATCGTCTAACCCATTGTTTTCAATAGAAACAAACTGGTTCTTGAAATAACCATGATTTACTTTAGTGGTAATATTAACACTAATTGTTCCTGCAGGAGAGGAATCCACACACTCAATGCTCTCAATAGAGCGAATATCTGATAGAGGACCAACAATTCTAGTTTCTTGAATTCTTTCAGTAAATTCACCAGGATCGTTAATTGTTGGTTGATACTGCGAGAATGCCTTAGCAATCTTCTGATAGTATAGACCTAGTTCTTCTTTGTCTGCATATTCAAATACAGTTAGTTTGTGGTGAGAATAGTTAGGAATTGCCAACTGATCCCAATATCCATTCTGATAATATACCTTACCTACACCTTCATTTTTATTATAAAGTGGGGAAGATGGTTCTAGATCACCATCCTTGATGGTGAACTGCCAGAAATAACATGCACCAGTTACATTAAAGATGGCAGAACGCTTCTCTAACCTATCTGCAGGATCTGGAACATATAAAGGACGTACAACAGTTCTACGAAGGTCATAACCTACGAGAGATGAACCTCTAGGCAGAATTGCACCACCTTCAGTGTTATTAAATCTATAAAGGATATTATTTGGATCAGCAATATCAAGATTGGAATTATCTTCCCACTCATTTAATGCTTGATTGAATGCAAATGCATCAATACCTGTAGTTCCAACAATGCCAGGACGGTTATCAATATAATGATTACCAGGCATCAACATGATCGTGAACTGGTCAAAACGATCATTGTCAGGACCAGGGAGGTATGAATACCTCGCAATTTCTAGAAATGCTCTCTGAATAGACTTAAATGGTCTAATTGGGGAATTTCCCCTATTGTTCAACTCATCCGAAGCATTAAAATCATCGGGAGAGACATACAAATACTTACCAGTTTTACTACTAATAAGATTGTCAAGTCTAGTCAAAGCCATATTACTCAACCGCTGCGGATACTAAGATCTGATCTCAGATTATTTATACAACTCCCGAGGCAGGATTTGAACCTGCGACCGAGTGATTAACAGTCACCAGCTCTGCCACTGAGCTACTCGGGATTAAAGAGGTATCTCACCTCAAGGATTTAGTCTTCAACTATAGAATGCAACCACCCCGTAGCAATGTATTTAATTTCACTTTTAGGTGGGTATCCACGATGAAAAAAAGTCCAACATGCCGGAAAAATAACCATTCTTCCAGTCTTGGGTTGAATTTTTGTACCATCAATAAATTCTGTATAACCATCTTCTACAATATCATTAAGATACCATATAAACGTCAACATACGAACACCATTATTTTCAATTTCAGACTTAATTGTATTAAAGTCACTGTGCCAACTATATCCAGAATTTGGATTAGTTCTTTGTATTTGATACCCAGAATCTTGCATTTCATTTTGCAAAATTTCAATAGTATCTTTATCAGTGCGTTCTTTGATGATATCACTATTTACATAGTTTTTTAGATGTTCAGTAAGAGTTTTACAAAATACATCATCTTCATATTTCCAATCAGAAAAAGAAGAAATTTGCAAATCAGTGGAATCTTTAACTTCTTTGTTAATATAACCATGACCAATATGACCTTCAAATTTACGCTCGTCTGCTTCAAATTTTTCAATACATGTTCTACAAAAATGCTCACTTAGAGCATCATCTACACAGTATATGAATTTTGAATATTGAAAAGACATAATACAAAGACATAAGAAAGGGGCATTTCACCCCCTAGAACTACTTGGTTAACAAGGCTAGTTTAACCCCGATCTCCCATTCAGGCAGTCGCGAGTTCGCGAGTGCGGGAGAATGCAACGATATTATTCGCTGCGGTGTCAGATGTTTTTGCATCTATGGTTTGCTTATCCAAGCAGGTTTCAGTAACACTCCTTATACCCCGTCTAAACCATGGCACCCCCAGGAGTGGGCAGAGTTGGATTTGAACCAACGTAGGCAGAGCCAGAAGATTTACAGTCTTCCTCCTTTAACCACTCGGACATCTACCCAATGGAGGTGAGGGGAATTGAACCCCTGTCCGAAATACCGGTGGTGTCACCTATTCCACAAAAGTGGAAAGCCAAACACAGGACTTGAACCTGCGACCTGATCTTTACAAAAGACCTGCTCTACCAGCTGAGCTAGTTTGGCGTTTAAACTCTAAATGTCCCCATTGAGATCCCCAGAGTTTTTTTCCAGTCTCAGGATTAATTCCTGAATCCATGACCTTGTAGTCATTATAACCTATAATTATGCTATTTGTCAAGTAAGTTTTAATTCCTTTCCAAAACACCCAGCAAGTACACTCAGTGTTACTACCATGATATTTGGTTCCTACCAATTGAAATAATGTATCACATCCTTCTTTGTATACACCTTTTAGATCATAATTTTTGACGCGAATTTTTTCCCCTTCTGGGAAAATACGAATTAGAAATTTCCTGTATGGTTCTCTTTTATGAAAAGATTGGGTGCCCTCAAACCAATCACCACCAATCCATTTATGCTTGATAATAATTCTAGCATACCTAGTAGGATATTTTAATGCCTGTTCTTTGTTATCAAAAGTACCTTCAATATAATCATGAAAACGTGTCATCTGGCATTAACTCGGGATTAGTCATTTCAACTGGATATAAACATGGGTGTAATTCTTCAGCAATAAGATAGTCAGAGTATTGATCTACCTGCTCCATTGTAAACTCAGGATTTAATGCTGCCTCTGCTCGTATCCAAACATCTTCCAGTTCTTCCCTTTCTACTTTATCATATGTAAAAGGCATTCCCTCAATGAAATACATTTTCACAATAACTGTATAATTTACCGGAAATGTGCAAAAGACATATTTTGATGTTAAATTGTATGGGTGAAACGACATCGTATTGCTTCTGCTTGTCGTATTTATGGTGATATCAACTCATTTTCATTTTGCGTTGTACTCCTTCTTCGTTTTAAAGTAGAGTTTATAATATGGTTTTTTCATTTTGTCAAGGATTTTCATATCCTCTTCAAAACCCATATACTTACAAAGTTGGTATGATCCTTCTAACTCACTAATCAATCTTAGGATGTTAGCAGGATGCCTCTCAAGTCCACCAAAATCATATTGTGACATAGTTTATTGTTAATAATAGGAGTAGGGAGACTTGAACTCCCACGAGCGTAATGCTCAACAGATTTTAAGTCTGGTGTGTCTACCGATTCCACCATACTCCCAAATGCAGGTTGTGGGAGTTGAACCCACTTTAACCGCTTTAT